ATTTATTAAGCTGATGGAGGGAATTAAAGGAGTAGAGAACTTTGAGTTTACTGAAGATGATATCGTGCGAGCTGAAATCCTTAAGAAGATCGTGAATAGGTATGATATGTGGAAGGCTGATAACGAGTAATTGTTAATAACTTTAGTGAAAATAAGTGCATCCAGATTTTTTATTTCGTGGGTTAAGTGTTATATTTATACTATAACAAACAAACAAATAATAAACACTTATGAGAATGCAAAATTTAGTAAACAAAAACATCGTCCTTTTAGATGAAAACATCTTCACAATCGACGCACTTAGTCAATATACATCTGGTAAATTCAGACACATCGTTAAGACCAAACTAGGTATGACTTGTTGCGATGCAAGAGGCTTCGAAAATGAAAGAATGATGAAGCATCCAGAATCTGCTATCAGTGGATATAACAGAGGAGCCCTACAGACTGTACAATTTCAACCAGAAGGTTCATCAATATGGTTAACCATCTTTAGTAGAACTGGTAAAAGAGTAAAACTAATCGACGAGTCTATACTAGCTGATCTAACAGTAGGAACTATCAATGGAATGTACGACAAAACAAATCTATATTGCCAACATCAATATAACGCTGTTAAATCTACATCTTGGGCAAGTATGGCCTTTGTAATGAACAGTAGGACTAAGGCTACAGAAGTAGCCTAGTCTTAATCTAAACATTAAACTGTTAATAACTTTTTGAAAATAATCACCTCAGATTTTTTATTTCGTGCTTTATTGATTATATTAAACTATAACAAACAAACAAAAACAATATGAACTACTTCCTATCAAGTAACTACAAAAACATCCTGACGTTTATGATATCAACCTGTATATTATACCTTACAGGTACGGGAATCATCTTAGATTACATCGACTTTAGCGATCCACTTGGAGAATTAGCAGTATTCATGATTTCTGCCATGGCAGCGATACTATCATTATCTACATTAACTTTTAAAAAATAATAAAATGGCTTACATTACACCAACTCAGGTAAAAGAAATCAGAAAAGAAATCAGAACTAAGTACTCTAAAAAAGACGGGTGGAAGATTTCAGTCAGAGGTAGAGACTACAGGTGCGTTGACATATCAATATTAGAAGCACCCAGAGACCTTGATTGTGGAGACTATAGTCAAATCAATCATCATAACTTAAGTGAACTGAAGGAACGAGAGTTATTCGAGGATATAACCAGTATCGCAATGAGAGGTAATCATGATAATTCAGATTCGATGACTGATTATTTCGACGTTGGTTGGTATTTCCACCTGAGTGTTGGAGATTGGGACAAGCCCTTTGTAGTTAAGTAAATCTACAACTGGACCGGTAGCTCAGCTGGATAGAGCACCTCCCTTCTAAGGAGGCGGTCGAAGGTTCGAATCCTTCCCGGTTCACAATATGGTGGGTATAGCTCAGTTGGTTAGAGCGCTGGTTTGTGGTACCAGGGGCCATGGGTTCGAATCCCATTATCCACCCAAATTGATCTCGTAGCTCAGCTGGTTAGAGCTTCTCACTTTTAATGAGAAAGTCGTGGGTTCGAGTCCCACCGAGATCACAACAAATTGTTAATAACTTTAGTGAAAATAAGTGCATCCGGATTTTTTATTTCGTGCCTAAAGTGTTATATTTATACTATAACAAACAAACTAATACTAAACCTTTAAAACAAACACAATGGCTATTATCTCAATCTCAACTCAGTATCACGAAAACTACTCAGACACGGACACTCCGCATTGGAAGCCTAAGGGCGAAGTTAAATTCCAAGTAGAAATTTCTTACGATATTTTAATGTATTGCAATAATCTAGAGAAAATCTTGACGGAGATGATTGCAGAAGAATCTAACGATTTTGGAAAATACACGTATTTATCTCATGACGTTTCTCCATCACAGCCTGAAGAGTTATGTTCAGATAAATTGCGCAATCGCATAGCAAATGAAGATACTTGGGACGATGGCCATGCATTAGATCAAGTAGTAGATGAAATGCTAAAATCTGAAATAGATATACCTGGATTTGAAAGTACATTAGATGAGCTAGATATATTATGCGACATCAAAACAATTACAGATGATTACGCTAGCAAGCACTTAAATAAAAACTAAAATGAAATTACTTCTTTGCAAAAATTGCATGTCAATCTTTAACCTCACTCGTAAGCCTAAAACTTGCGAATGCGGCGAGAGCAAAGGACACTACACAGATAATCTTAATGCTGTTCATAGTGGACCTTCTATTCCTATTGGATTTGCTAATAGTTCTTTCGTAAGAGCAATGCAAGTGCAAGAACTTCTAAACGAGGCTGAGGGAGAAAATGACGATATATGCTGTGATGGTGAAGAATTTACAGCCTTTACTATTCCAGCATGGGCTAAAACAGTTAAGAAACAATTAAAATAAAAACTAAAATGAAAGTAGAAAACATCAAATCAAACGGAATTAGCTATAATAAACCCGCTAAAAACGCATGCGGAGATACTATTAAACTTGCAGTATCTTTATTTAGAATGAGACATACTGAAGGCGAAATATTTAATATGTTTGAAGGAGACTTTGATTATTATTCAGGTAGCAGATTTAACGATGATGATTCTATAGCAACTAGAATATGTTCAGCCCTTACTAAGAACGCAATATCACATCATATGTGCAGCAACTTCAGTGGAGAAGAACATGAGTTACTCCTACTTGAAGGAATTATCAAGTCATTCGTTGACAGTCTAAGTGGTTCAGAAATGGACACTATTATATTAGATGCTATGAGGTCTTGCGCTGAAGCGGATCACTGGTATAGGTTTGAAAAGGACTGGGATTAAAGATATATAGTATATGAAGAAAATTAAGTTATACGAGGAGTTCGCTAATGAAAGAGCAGATGGACATCAATATGATGATGTAAGCGGAAAGCTATTAAAACCAAAGAAGGGTAAGTGGATGAAGATTAAACCAAGAAAACATCCAGAATTAGCTGGAGAATTCTTTGATTTAATTAATATAGCATACTCGACGTTAGGTGGACACGCAAAAGTTAAATCTCCTGATGATGTATTTTCTGATCCAGACTGGACATTCTGGCAAGGTATTGATATTCACGGATCACCAGACCTTGATTTGATAGTATGGGGCCAGAACACGAAATATGGAGTTAAGTTTAGTGGAGTAGGACATGACGGAAAGAAAGATTCTACTAGAGAATATTTAACACATAAGGCTAATATATTAAAAAAGCCTGGATATTACGGAGAGGTTAGCGGTAAACTTGCTGATATTATGTTGGATAAATATGGAGTTCCTTCAATTGATACTCAAGAAGAGGTTGAGGAATTACTAAAAGGAAAAGATATTGAATGGCATGGTAAAGACCCTTCAAACCCAGATAGAAGCGGAAATGGATGGTACTCTAGAATCTTAGGAGGAACTAAGCACACTAAAATAATGATTGGAAAACCAAAAATATAATATGAAAGTATCTTATCTTCACGGGCTGGAAAGTCCAAACTATGGACCTAAAGTAGATTGGTTAAATGATAAGTTTGATACTTACGTACCTAAAATACAATATACAGATAGTAATATATTTGCTGAAGTTTTAAACGGATGCAAGGGTTCAGATTTAATAATAGGATCCTCGATGGGAGGTTATTTTGCCTACTTAATAGGACAACACCTAAACATACCCACGTTATTGTTTAATCCTGCTGTAGTTAGTAGAAATTTTGATCCAGTTGTTGAAGTCTCTACCAAGGCTAGTAAAAATAAAGTTTACCTTGGCAGAAAGGATAACGTGATTAAAGGTTCTAAAATTAAAAAATACTTTTCTAATGAAGGCATAGGTTCTTTTAAGTATTATCAATATGAAGGTGGACATAGAGTTCCAGATGAAGTTTTTAAAAGTGCAATCTCAGAAACTCTTAAAATAAAAGAATCTAAAGTACATTCATTTCAATCGTTTCATGATAATAAAATATTAGAAGAAAATACGTATTCTGATTACCCTGCAGCTGCTAAAAAAAATGCACAACAAGCAATTGACTGGAAAGAGGAACATGGTAGAGACGAGGTAACTGCTGCGACTAGAGTTGGTTGGGCTAGAGCACATCAACTTGCGAAAGGAGAAAACTTAAGTGCAGATACCGTTAAACGAATGTCAGCGTTTAATAGACACCGAAAAAACAGTAAGATAGATTCAAAATATAAAGATACTCCATGGAAGGATAATGGATACGTTGCTTGGCTTACTTGGGGAGGAGATGAAGGCGTAGACTGGGCAATAAGTACTTCTAAAAAGATACAAAAAGACTAAAGATATATAATCTAAATAAAAATATTCAAGTTATGATTAATAAAATGAAAATGTACGAGGCGTTTGTTGGTGAGGAAGATTCAGTCTCGACTGACGACAAATACAAGGTTGCTGATAAACTCAACGAGTGCTATAAAGAAATCGTTGGAGAAGCTAAAGAGTGGGCTAGTGATGTACACGATGAGCATACTGAAGAATCATATATGAAAGAAAATGCAGCTTTAGTTGCAACACTTGCGGCAAAAGCTTTAAAAGAATCTAAAGAACATACGCCAGAGCAATTTGAAGCATCTATAAATGCTATGAAGGAGGCGTTCTCTAAAAAACTTAACGAGGTTCTAGAGATGGAGAACAAAGGAGAAGAAGAGAAGTAGCATTAAACAATCCAAAAAGTATCTATATAATATAGAATACTTTTTACATGCCAAGATTACCAATAGATAAAATATACATGCAGGTCGCGTATCAATTTGCTAAACTTAGTTATGCTGAACGTCGTAAAGTAGGTAGCGTAATTGTAAAAGATACTCAAATTGTTTCGTTTGGATATAATGGAACTCCACATGGATTCAATAACTCGTGCGAGAGCATAGATTCACAGACTGGAAAATTAACAACAAAGCCTGAAGTCTTACATGCTGAATCTAACGCTCTTGCAAAAATAGCGAAATCAACAGTAGATTCTAAAGGAGCTGATCTCTATGTAACAATGAGTCCGTGTTTTCAATGCTCTAAATTGATTATACAGTCAGGAATTAAAAATGTATTCTATAGTGAGGAGTATCGAGATACTAAAGGAATTGAATTATTAAAAAAAGCAAATATTAACGTAAATAAAGTAATAGTCTGGAATGAGTTTTAACAAAAAGTACATACCAACCAAAAAGGAATTGATAACTATTTTATCTGAAAACGGAAGCAGTAATTTCTATCGTGGATATGTAAAAAAAGTTGATGCTTATATTGGTTCTCCTGAATCAATGGACTTTATAAATGAGTTTGTGGATAAGTGGAAATTAGACGATAATGAGTTTTATGATCTTGGGTAGATCCCTACTTAATAGAATATATAACTTACTAAAAATAAATAAAATGTCAGAAACAAAAGAAGATGTTAAAAAATATCAGTGGAACAAAGGCGATAACTTCGGTAAAATAGTAGAAGTTAAAGACATCACTGGTGAATTTACGAATTTTACAGACGGTAGTAAGATTTTTACAGAAATAATACATGAGTTTTTAACTGAATTTATTGATGGAGAAGTGCCATTGCCAGGTGCAGTACTAAACGACATGTCGTTACCATCCGTGAATCCTGTTGAACCATCTATAATTAATGAGATAACTAAAACAAAAGAAAAGAAAGTTCAAAGGGTTGCTCCTGTTGAACCAATATTCTCTCCGCTTCAAGTTTTAGTCAAGACAATATCTAAGAAAAACGTCGAAGCCGTTGATGTTAAATTGAATATTAATATTCCGAAAAAGAAAGTTATTGATATGCTTGTTGAAAATTCTGAAGAAGAGAAATCAGAACTAGTAAATGCAGTGGTAAATAACGCAATCGCAGAAATTGAAATAAATAAACTACAAGAGTTTTTACAAATTGAAATTACTAACTTTATAAACAAATACTATGAGTAAGGAAAACGAACAACAACCTGAGATGCCTGCAATGAGCAGGCCCCAGAAAAGAAAAATGTACACTCAATTCGGGCTTCAAGATAAAAAGAATAGAAACACTGAAGAGGGAAGAGAATTATATAGAAGACTTAGACAAGAGGGAGAAGATGCCCATGCATTAAATACAAACAGAGCTAATGATTCTATAAGCGATCAAATTCAAACAAAATTAGATTCAGTTAAAAAATCATGGAAAACGTCTGGGCATAATAAAGACGAGATTAAACTATTAGAAGAAGCATGGCTTTTAACGACAGTTAAGGATAAAGAAACATATAGAGCTGACAAGAAGGAAGCAAAGAGATTAATGAAGGAAGCGAATGAACTAAGGATGAAAAGGCTTGATGCAAAAAATAATTCTTAAAATAGCAGACAACGGCGTCATCAAAGAAATTAAAGATGACAACATAAATGCCGGAGGAGACTCGTATGAAACTGTTACGGTTTATGATTGGAGCAGCGGAACTGATCACAAGAGAAGGTTCATGAGAGATATATGCCTCGACGTAGGCATGGACTTTGGCAACTCAAGACAGTCAAATCAAATCAAGATATCTGAATCTTGGGGAGCACATTATGAACCTTCTAAAATTGAGGCAGTTTCAAGAATAAAAGAACTCGAGCTTGAAATCAAAAGTCTTAAAGATAAATTAAAATAAAGTGGAAGTGACTTCAATAGACTGTGTTATATGCGATTCTACCCGTAAATTTAACAAATATGTTAGAATCGAGAAGGACGAGATCACGTCTGCAGTAGACTATGTTTCAATAACATCAAAGCTTATTAAGTCAGATTTTCATGATGTCGAACCGCATCCATTTATTGTAGGAATGGCTATTAGAAACGCATTTAATAATATTCGTAAAAAACAGGTCAGTGAGAGAGTAATATATCTTATGAAGAACCTTGACGAAGAGACTATTGATAACTTTAAAGAACTGGCATACGATATGTTCTGTGGTCTAGAAGAAATTAACTTAATTACTATAAACGTGGATGGCGTTCCTGAAGATATAATTAATATGTTCGACAACCACGAAACCCTACAATTTTGATAAGGAATAGGGTATATTCTAAGGGTGAGATTGTGTATGCTCTCATTTCAAGCACCAGTAATCATGATGTATTATTTCCTACAAGATGTGTGATTCATGATGTAAAACACGGGGACACAATCACTGAATATCATGTTAGAATAGACCAGTTCTTCGACGACCTTGACTTTCTTAAAAGATTTTTATTTGGAGCAAAATTCAAGAAGGGTTTTGGGGGTGGAGTGACTAAATGGAAACTGCTACGAAAAAACTATAAAACGAAATCAGACTTTGATGAACTTATGGTGCGAAGCGGCGATTCATATAAGGTTGTCGTGGATGGTCCAATGATATGCAAAACAAAAATAGAGATGATGGATTTATTTAATAAGATTCATAACTTCTTTATTGAACATAAAATATATGAGCTCTTCGAGCTATGTGGTAGGTCATCATATTCTGATGGTGTATATTACTATAAGAGTAAAGGTGTTTTTAAAGCTCATCTTCTTAAGTTTTTAGGAGATAGAGGCTATGATGGTGATAAATACCTTGACGATATATTATTTCGAGCAACTTCTAGAGAACTTGACAAGATTGATTAAAGATTATTAGATATATAGACTAAAGATAGTTAGTTTTATATGGGAATTTTTAGTGATTTTTTGACGAGTGTTGAAGACAATGCATTGAGTGCTGCTGAGAGTATTGAAAATAAGTTTGATGAAATATTAGGTGCCGATGATGATAATGATTCTACGAATGAAGCAACAGCTTCAGAAAATAATGCATCTGCTGTAGACGGAGAAGTAGCATCTAGAACAGCCGCTATTGGACCATATCCAACATCAGTTGCTGAGCCTGGTAAACCAATTTATTACACAAAAGAACTTGAATCTGTTAGCTATATGAAGAAGGGTAAGGACGGCAAACCAACGGAAGAGATAGTAACTGATGGAGCGCGACCATACTCTGTATTCAATAAATATAGTCTAATGAACTTCAAGGGTAAGGTTGGCCATACAACAGATTCAGGTGGCGTTGCCGTAGAACAATTCAATAAAATAGACCAGAGCACTTTAGTAAACCCAACAGCAACTAGAATTATAGAATTGACAAGTAGCATGGGCGGAGAGGGAGCTGCAGCGAATTTAGGTTATAGATACAATTATGGTGATTTTGCACTGACAAAATACTTTGGTAAGATTCCAAATAACCAAATGTTAACTCTTCGAAGATTTCCATTTCCATGTGGAGATGATATTATATCCCCCAAAGAACTTGCAAAAGATGGTAAAGTAGTCACATTGTCTTCGCCCGATATAGCAAGAGCTATTACATGGATGGGAGAGAACACTGGAAATAATATAAATGAAATACTTGGATTTAAACTTGGATTTGAGTGGGAGAACGTAGAGTCTAAGGTACAAGAAATGCAAGCTAAAACCAGTGAAAGGTCTGGAACATTTGGCGCATTTATAAACGAAAGTCCTATTGCTAAAGCCGCAATTGGGGCAGTCAAGGGTAAAAGTTCAGTTGATATAGCCTCACAGAAAGCAAATGCAGGATATGACTCGTTTAAAGAAACATATCCTAACCACGTATTTGGTCCTTTAAATGTTATTAAGAATATAAACATGAGGAAGCAGGGTCTAAAGTTTGAACACTCGTTCACTCTTAAATTTGAATACGAATTAAGATCCCTTGGTGGTGCAAACCCTAAGATTATGATGATGGACCAATTATCAAATATATTAGCTCTAACTTATAACAATGCTCCGTTTTGGGGCGGATCAACAAGATGGACTGGAGACGGCAGCACTGGACAGCCTCTTGGAGATTTAGATAAACTCAAGAATGGAGATATTTCAGGATTTTTTGGAAGCGTTGTTAGTGATGTGAAGGGAATGTTTGCTAGTAGTGAACAGTCGTTTGGTGAAATGGTAGGTAAGGGAATAAAGAATGTAATTGGAGGTAAACTAATGGAGATGATGAACACTCCACAGGGAGGGCAGGCCGTTGCTGCATTTTTAAGCGGAAATCCAACAGGACAATGGCACTTAACAATCGGAAATCCTCTAAACCCAATGGCTGTTATTGGAAATCTTTGCTGCGAGAATACTGATATATCATTTGAAGGTCCTCTTGGTATACAAGATTTTCCTGAAAGAATGGTGGTAACGGTAACATTAAAACCAGGTAGACCTAGAGACAAGGCTGATATCGAATCAATGTTTAACTGTGGCAAGGGTAGATTTTACCTACAACCTATTGATGGAGTTGACGCAGATGCGGTTACCGATGTTGATGTTTATGGAAGAGAGATGGGTAATAAGAATACTGTTAAAGAGTTTATGAAAATTACAAATGGATAATGGATTTTAAAAGTTTAAATAAAAAGACTACGGACGGTGTACTAAATATTGTTAAACCCTCCTTGTTGTTTGACCAGATTGAGGGTTCTAAGTACATTGAGCATTATGTCACATCTGACGAGGTATGTCGAGTAGATTTAATATCTCTGCATGAGTATGGTACAAACGCAATGGGAGATGTCATATTAAAGTTTAATAATATATCAAATCCGTTTTCATTTGTTGAAGGTGATATAATTATGATTCCAGACAGATCGATTGGTATGAGAAACTGGAAAGAGCTAGTAGGGTTCGATATTCCTGAACTTAATGAAGTTAAGGCTCAATTCTTAGAAACCAAAAGACTTACTGAGGAAGACGTAAAGAGAGTTAAATATCTTAAAGATAAGGCTGAGAAAAAAGCAACCGGATCAAGCGTTCCTGCCCCACCTAATATATTAAAACCTGGTGATAGTAATATTTCAGTTGGAAATGGTAAAATATCTCTTAACCCAACTGCATTTAAAAAATATAAAGCGGCTAAGGTTAATAAAACTCAGGATAATAAAACTCAGGATAATAAGCAAAGTTTACGATAGATGGGATTAGATAGGCAAATTTTAACTAGAACTGAGCCGACTATCGCACTTGATGATTTGCAATTTAAGTCATACGGTGAAGAGGACGGAAAGGCTAATATTTCTAAAGACTTGGGAGGTAGAGCTCCCTTAGTACACATAAATGGTTATGTATTCGGAGAAGCTGACATAAAAACCATGATTCTCGACATGAACGGAGTATTGCCTAAAATCACAGTCACAATCACTGATAGTTCTGGATATTTCATAGTTGATAATTACCCAAGAAGTGGAGACGTATTAAGTCTTAGAATCGCATCAAGGCAGACCTCGACATATAAGGATATTAGAATTGATTTCGATATTGAGAAGGTATTAAGCGTTCCAAAGCCGGCTAAAGAACAATCTGAAAGTGGTGCTAAGTATACCTTTAGCGGTGTCATGAAAATACCTGGTTTATTTGCTGAAAAATGTAAAACATATGAAGAAGGAAGTTCATTAGACCATTTAGAATTGATAGCAACTGATATTGGTTTAGGTTTTGCATCTAACATTGATTCACCAAACGCTGAAGATTTAATGGAGCTTGTTGTTCCATTTATAACTATATCTGAAGCCATCAAGGAAACAGTCGAGCACTCTTATATAAGTGATGATAGTTTTCAAACATATTCTATCGATCCATACTACTACTTAACATATGTTGATGTAAACAAGGCTATAAACGCAGAAGATGGCGTAGATATTTCATTTGCCAATTTTGCTGAAAGATACGATGAGAATGCTGGAGAGCCTGATGATGAGATGACAGCTGCACTTGTATTAACTACGCTTGATGCTGCAGAGGGTTCAAATACTCATATATCTAAATTTGCGCTTAAGTATGGTTCTGGTAAAGTTGCTAGAACGCATGGATATAAAAGAGTTTTGCAATATTATGAAGATAACCCAATGCATGATAATGGCGGACTTGGAGAAATTAGAGCTGACATCGAGGCTATTTCTAGCGATACGATATCTGATATTGAAGAACCTTTAAAGGGTAGGAGAGGAGAGGATAGATACCTTGATGAGATTAAATACAAATACACTGGAAGATCTTGTAATAGTTTTAGCGTAAACAACACACACCCAAACTGGAAATTTGCAGAGCTGCATAATAAACAAAATATGTTAGAGCTTGATAAATTAAAACTGGAGGTTGAGTTGTCAGTTTTTAATCCAGCAATATATAGATACCAAAAATTGCCTATAATAATATTTACAGAGGGTATTAATCAAAAATTAAGTTCTGATGGAGTGGAAGATAAAAAGGAAGAGGAAGGGTTTGATAATACTGGCAATACTGATGGTAGCGAATCAGCAAACGGAGAACAGAAGATAAATTCATTCTTGACTGGGTATTATATCGTTGGGGGAATTCAATACATATACAACGCTAAGGACGGTGCTATAAAACAAAAGCTTACATTGCTCAGAAGAGAGTGGGATAGCAGAATTAATAATTTAGACGGCGCACTATTAGACTCAAAGCCAATGGATACGTCAACTCCAGAACCAATACCTCCGGTGGTTGAAGAAGTGGTTGAAGAAGTGGTTGAAGAAGTGGTTGAAGAGGTGGTTGAAGAAGTGGTTGAAGAAACAATAATAACGGTTACGCCGATCACGCCGTTAAGCTTTGAATCAGTTGAAGGCGGAGATTCTGATGCAAGATTAATAAATGTTAAAGCGAAAGGTTTAGGCGTTTTCTCATTGACCGTTAGAATGCCTGGGTCTGATATTTATTTCGATTTCCAACTTCCTGGATCTGATAAAAATACAGGAAATATAGACTGGAGCTTTCAACCCGCTGAATTTCCAGATCTACCAGAGGGAGAGATCGATATAGATATTGAAGTATATGTGGGAGATGCTATTGATGAAGGCGCAATTGGAGATATTATTATCAGTGGAGGAGATGCTCCTACTGTACGTATACCAGTAGACACGATATTTGTAGAACAATCAGAGTTCACTTATACCGTAGAGTCTTTAGGCCCGAAGAATACCGTGGTATTCTATAAAACTGGAACCGAAATAGGTAGAAGCTCAACTAGTTTTGCTTCTTCTATTGATGAGTTAAAGGAAGAAGGGTTTTTAAACTTAGAAGCCTCACATCCAGGTATAAGAAGCGCTGCATTTGTAGCCTAATAAAATAGAATATATAAGTATATGTCAGACTTTAGCACATTTAACGATTTTAGAAAAGGATATAATTTAGGTAAGAATAATCAATATTCTGATCCAACGTATCTTTCGTTTGCTCTTATGTTCGATTTCACGGACGGTTCTTCTTCTCCACTTTTATCTGGAGCTGCAAGAGCATTTATAAAGCAAAACACAGATGCTGATGGAAAGGAGGCACCAATTCAGTCACATGCAGAATACAGCAACGGTTACGGACCTAGATTGAAAGCTCTTGATGATTTCATATTGACTTTAAAGAAAATAAATCAAGAGATGCCATGGTATTGGCAGTCTTTGTCTGGAATCGATGCTCTTCAAAAATACAACCCAAACAAACCATATAGAGGCGGTGATGAATCGAAACTAACAATTGGAACATTAGAATCTCTTGATTTAACTATTGCGGGTTTAATGTATCTATATAGAACTGCTGTTTTTGATGAGGCAAAATGGTCTTATATACTTCCATGCAATTTACGTAAGTTTAGAGTTTGGGTATATGTAACTGAGGTTAGGCCAATTAAAAACCTATCAAAAATTGCACCTTCGCTAGGCTTTGATAAAAATGCTGCCAAGGATTCAGTAGGAGGAGAAAGTAACCTTAAAGATGCGTTTAACCCTTCACTTGATGTCAAGAATGCAAATGCTGATATTAGTGGATCCGATAGTAGACCCTTTTTCATGTTTGAATTAGGTAACTGTGAATGGGATATGACTACAGGTACTGCACAATTTGCAGATCTACAGAAATCGCCAGAAGGTTTTGCAGCATCTGAGATTGCATTCACTTATGAGAACGTAGGCAAGGTTTCAGCTAGAGTTCTTAGTGGAACTATAGTCGAAGCTGAAAACGACACTGCTAGACTTTCACCAGCAACTGCAGAAGAATCAAAAGCATATGACGCAAAAGATTTTGGCGGTCTTATTGGGGATAAGATAGGAAATAAGATTGATGAGTTGGGCGATCGTTTCGCTGATGATGCTGCATTGTTTATGGAAAAGAAGAAGCAACAGGTCAGGCAATTAGGCAGTGACATATACCGGGCAAACGTTCCAAACTTTGAGAACATATACGCTAATACGGTCGCAGGTGTCGACAGCGCCACTGATATAAGTACTCTTTCAGATAATATTCCAGAAAATATTTTTGGACTTACTCCAGGTGCGACAGTACAGGACGCCTTCGACCAAAGCGCAGTAGCTGGTTTAAAAGTCGGTGAAAACATTAATGCAGACTCTAATACAAATAATTCCGGAACAGGTGGTAATAATAACTTAGGGAATATTCACGGGTGATGAATGAACTATATAAAGATAATTTAAGAGATACTCATTGGCTTGGTGAAGTCGTAGATAACGTCGACCCTGATAATCTTGGAAGATGCAGAGTAAGGGTGTTTGGTAAGTTTGACTTATTAGAAACTGATAATATCCCATGGGCAACTCCTATGAATAGAGATAATGTAGGCTCTCACCACGCTCCCAATATAGGCGACGTCGTTGCTGTTAGGTTCGACAACGGAAATATATACCACCCAGAATATTGGTTTCAAATCAATCAAAATAAAGAACTTAAGGGTGAGGTGCTAGATTCTTCAGGAGAACCTGAAAATGTAGTTTCCCTGGTATATGATGCTAAGCGAAATATTAGGATATATCAATCAGATGTTGATGGCTTAGTTATAGCACATGGAAAGGACGGTAAAAATTCTGAGCCACTTATTAGATTATCTGATGACGGTAAGATATTTTTATATGGCGCTAACATTTATATAGCAACCCCAGAAGGAGATGACTTCAATGATATGGGTAATACTAGTCAACCTGCAGTGCGCGGTGGAAGTTTAGAAAAGTTTCTTACTGATTTTATAGATGATTATGCAAAACACATCCATCCGACAGGAACAGGACCTTCAAGTCCATCAACTGAAGCCATATCGTTTAAGGCATCAAGCACTTCAAAACATAGAAATTATCAACAAGACAGTAAGTCTACAAATGCTAACGAATAATGCCCGCAAACTGGTCAACATTTATAACAAATGTCACTGATTTTATAGTTGACGAAGTTGCTTCTAATGAACCGACTGCAGATGCGGGAGCAGAAGCATTTGGAGAATTCGTAGCTAATGAATATTTTTCTGCAGTAGGAACCTCAACAACAGTATATGGACAATCTCACGAAGCTGGACTCATAAACCCGCTAGTTGATTCATATAAGGCACAATTTAAAAGACTTCTTGGTGAAGACACAACAGGAGATGGCGCACGTGATACACAGCCAGATATTCCAAATAATAATCAAGTAGATTCTTCTGGAAAAGAAATAGCGTTTAGCGGCAAGAAAAGCGATCCAAATAATCCAAGCCCAGCTGAACCAGATCCAGAGTATGCAGATCCTGATACTACTGAAGTACCTGAACCTGTAATAGACCCTGAAGAAATGGCTATATTTTTAAATGAATATGGTTCTACTTATGATTTATATACATATAAATATTTTGAGTTTCGTTTATATGGAGGTGAAACAATAGAGGAGCTATCTAATATAATATCAAATAGGATTTTATTCTCTTTTCTCTTAGAAGGCAGCGGAAGTAAACGTGAAGATATGTATCTATGGATTTCCAGCTTTAATTCTTGGCAAACATCTACACAGGACACAAGTCTTAATAATAGAAGATTAGCTTTTAAGGATAGCTTGTTAGAATCTATTACTGCTAATGGGTATGATGCAGAATTTCTTATTGATAGCGTAAAGTCGAAAACGCTTGAAAAACTTAGAGTATCATATGAATTAGAAACAGTTGCTGAAATATTTGGTGCTGCTAATGGACTACCACCTAACATGGAATATAATATAGGTGCAAAAGATTTTAGAATTAGAGTTGTGCAGGAGGAGTTTGACGAAGATAACGATTCTGATGACTATAATGTTTCTCCCATTATGACAAAAGAATTTATAACATATTTTTCAGGTAGGTCTGGTTTAAAAACATCTTCGGATTGGGGTGAGGACTTAGTCAAGAGTCGGTATATTAATGCTGAACTTAAAAATAAGTGGGGCAAGATTGAAGATGTTCAAAGCGCTGACGACGTTGTTAGTAAAAAAAATAGAGGAGCGCCTTATATGTTTACTAGACAGAGAACCGTAGACGCTCTTGCAGATATCGAAGCTGGAGAAACTGGAGAGGATCCATATGAATTACTTGCTGCTGCTACTATAGATTATTGGAAGTCTACTGCTGCACAGCCGCTATCTACTATGCCGCCAGCCCCACCTTGCATATCATCAAGTCCATTAGGCGGTAAATATATCCCAGTCTACTTGGGTAATAAAAAGAAGTTGGCGGAGGGGATTAGAAAGGCATTAAACGCGGGTAAAGATTCTAATAATAAACGAGAGGCTGGACAGATGGTTGCTACTGCTCTTTCATTAGCATACGCCAGACACCTAATGTCTCTCAAGTTTATTTACTTAGGAGGTATTCCAGTTCCATTCGTTCCATATATACCTATGATTGGTTTTGTGCCAAATGTCTTCTAAAAATTAGATATATATACTACGATATTACAAATTAAATAACCCTTAAAAAAACAAAAAATGTCAAAGGAAACCGTTGTAGATTACAACACACCCGACCCAGACTTCGACTGGGCAGCGCACGAAGCAGATTGTCCATCAGTAAGGCGTAGCAATGCAAAAGCAAATAATGGTATAAAGTTATATTGTACCGAACCATACGCCAAAGAAGCCGCAAAGTTGTATGACCAAGATTTTAGTGAGCACAACAGAGTAATCGACGTTCGACTAAACAAGTCGTATGAAGGAACCGTAAGTTCTATTGATGTTGAGTGGTGTAGAATTAACATTGGGGCTAGAGATGACGTATATATTGATATGGCAAAAGAATCAGAAGAGTACAAGGAATTACTCAAAGTTGGCGAGAAGGTTAACGTGCAAATCATAGAGTCTAGTGGTTCTAAACAGAAAAAGTACATATTGGGTTCTATTGAAGCTGGTTTTAAACGAGCTATATTTGATGAGATACTTGATAGCGTAGAGAATTCTAAAACTGCGTATAATGCTACTGTAAAAAGCTTGATTCCAGGTGGAGGTTATATTGTAGAGATACAGGGTATAGAGTGCTTTATGCCAGGTTCTTTGGCTGGAATCAATAAACTACATGACTTTGAGTCTATACTGGACACTGAAATGTATGTCGTTCCCATGAACTACTCTCCAGAAAGAGGGACTATTGTTGTTTCTCATAGAGAGTATTTAAAGGCTATGATTCCTACTAAAATTGCTGAAATACAAGAATATGAAAATGGTGTGGTTGTTAGAGGTATTGTTACTGGATCTGCTAAGTTTGGAGTATTCTGTGAGTTTAACGAGTGCTTAACTGGTATGATTCACATAAACGATTTAGATGAGGAAACAACAAAGAGACATCGTTCTAGAGATGTTAAGCCTGGAGAAGAGATTGAATTCTTCATTAAGAAAATTATATCTGAAAATAAGATTACACTGTCTCAAAAACCAGTGGAGCCTGTTAGCGATCCATGGTACAACGCTTCAGAGAGGTTTAAAACGCCAATTGACATAACTGGAAAGATCAGATCTGTAAAAGATTATGGCGCCTTTGTTGATATTGGAGAAGGCCTTGTAGGTTTACTGCATGTGTCTGAATTCCCTGAAGGATTTGATTTGAATAGTTTAAATAAAGGAGAAGACATCACAGTCACAGTCACGAGAATCGATGAGGAGACTCGTAAAGTTTTTATGGAATTATAATAGATATATAGATTAACAATAAACAAAACAAAATTATTAAAACATGAAACTAACAGAACAAAAATTAAGAGAAATCATTAGAGAAGAGCTTAAATCAACCGATAAGGTAGATGAAATAGCTCCACTAGTAGCGATGGCGGCAAGACAAGCGGCGGCTTCGGCAATTGCCAGTAAGGTATCTGAAAAGTATAACGAGGGTTTAGTTCCCGAGCCTAAAGAATTAGTTAATTTGATTTCAGCTTCTGCTGAAGTATATCATGCAGATGACGATGATTCACATACTTCTGAAGGGTTTATGGGAGCTGCTAAAGAATTAGTTGAAAATGCACTGGCTAAAATTGCTACTGATGTTGCTACTGATGCTGCAAAGGATGCTATTGCTAAGAAGGTTGCTGGAGCAGGCAAGTAGTTATAGTATACACTTCGTCTTATAATAATTTAATCCCGTTCGAAAGAGCGGGATTTTTTATGTTCAAAAACTAAGATATATAAATCAACTCAAGTTATATAAACTCAAATGAATCGATTTAAAGACGCTGAAATATTATCCAAATGTATGGTTGGTGTAGAGTTTGAATTTTATTCGAACAAGGACATTAAAACTACAGCAAGAGAACTTGCAACCCTACTTTCTAAAAAGATTAGAGTTGAGGATAAGGCGCATAGCGATTTTGTTCCTACTGAAGAAGAGTTTAAGATAGAACCTGATATGAGTGGAGGAGAGAAGCTTATGGAGCTTGTCACCGGTGCCCAGGATTATAAGACTGCTAGACTTATGATTATACGAGTTTGTCAATGGATTAAAGATAATGGCTTTACAAACGACATGTCATCAATCCACTTAAATCTTTCATTTGATCCTGACAAAACAAACAATAGCAGGAGAATTATTAACATGAATGTTCTTAAGTTTATATTAGACTTTGATGAAGACGTTGTATTTGATTTATTTCCAAAAAGAGAAAATTCAGCATACGCTAAATCAATTAAGTTTGTAATTCCAAATTCTGAAACATTTAATATTGATGGTGATTTAATTGACGAAAATAATTTCACATTCCCTAATTCAAAATACTATGGTGTAAACTTTGAGAAAAGAACAAGCAATTATCTTGAGTTTAGATATATTGGCGGTAAGGATTGGGAAAAGAAAACAGCTAAGGTATTGCATTTATTAGATTCGTTCTTAGTTCAATTATGGAAAAGTACTGAGGATAAATGGTTTAGCGGTTCTAATGCGATAGAACTTAAAAGGATTTTATCGAATAATAGAAGAATTATAGATGCTAGGCTTGATAGCAGCGTCATAGAGAAGAAATGGAAGAATGTTAATTTCACAGTAGACTTGCATAAGGATAAACAGATAATAGACCTTCATTGGGCTAATATCCAAAAAAGAGTACTAAGATTGTTTACTCATGGAGCTCTTAAAAAGGGACATATAAACTATGACACTGATACTGGTAGGGTTCAAGTCAATGAAGGAGAACTTTCCTATTGTGTTAGTCTTGATGGTTATGATTTTATTAATTGTGATATTCGCGGAGAGTTAGAAAACTGTGATATATTTGGGGGTAACCTTGATGGCTCAGATGTTCTTGGTTGTAATTTCTACAATAGCGCCAAAATATCTTCGACAAAACTTAAAAGTTGCTATGTCAGCGTTAATTCGACAGCTAAAGACTGTTATGTATATGGTAGAGGAATGTTCAAAGGTAAAATGATAAATGGTATTTTTAGAGAGGGTACTTATGATAAAAAAAGAGCAAGATTTGACGGCACTGAGAAACTCAGGTATGTTGAGGTATAAAAATAATAAAAAGAGATGAGTAATATATTTTTAGGAGGTGATACAGGTATGGTAACTGAACATGATTTCGGAAGTACATGTGAGGGTGACTTTGTAAAGGAGTTGGCTGATGAAATCACAGGGTCGTGCATGATTCCTATGCATCTTCCTACTGCAGAGGTTACAAACATAATTAAAAGAGCTAGAAAATGGTTCTATAAAAAATATGAGTACTCTGTTCAAGAGAATTTCCTTGTAATTCCTAAGGCTGCCTTCAGTACAGCATATTTTAAAGCATCAAGAACTATAAATATGCCAGAAGGCATATATTCTATATTTGGAGTCCATAAGACAAATGCAAGCAGTTTAAGCGGAGACATTAATTTTACTGAAGGAGATTTTTCAGTAGAAAGAATGTTTGCGGCAAATATGTATGGTAATTCTGGAACTGCAGGATCTGCTGAGGCTTTAGAATATTACGTCATTAACCAGAAATTCTTTGATTTGGCTAGACAAATATTAAATAACCCATATAGCTTCGATTATAATAGACTTAATAGAGCTTTAAGGTTTACTGGTGAAACACCAACGACAGATGTTATTTTAGAGGTTTATGAAACTATTCCAGACTGTGCATTATATGAAGATGAGCTATTCTTTAGATACGTTGCTGCAAAAGTTAAGATTTCTTTAGGTAATAAATTAAATATTTTTGAGTTTCAATTACCAGGTAATGTTTCTGTAAACGCAGATGCTATCCAAAGTCTTGGAGAGTCTGAACTTGAAACAATAATAGAAGAAATAGCATTTGATGAAGGAACTGACTGGATGATGCACTCATAAATAGGATATATAGTTATATGGAATTTTACATAAAGAAAGATGGAGACCCTAGGTTTGATATAAGTCAGATGGAAATTGATGGAGATATTTCGGAGATATTGATTCAAATAGAGACTTTATTATTTACAACAAAGGGTTCGGTTCTTGGAGATCCTGACTTTGGTTTAAATTTAGATGATTATGTATATTCGTTTAGATATAATGACAATATGCTAGTGGGTGTGATTAAGGATGCTATCTCAAGATTTGTACCACTATCAAAAAAATATAAAGTAGATGTAACTGTTGATTTTACTGATGAGGTTGACAGGCACTTAGTATTTATTAGTATCGTAGTTGATTCTAGATATCAAGTTGGCCTCTATATATAAATTATTAAGAAATTAAAATGGCAGAATTCAAATTTTTAGAAAAGTCTAGAATCAAGACAGTTGAAATGATAGATGATACGCAATCATTTATCAGTAGGGTGTATGATAGAGCAGGCACTCTATTTACCTCAGCATCTCCGTTTGCACAGATACTAAACGTGTTAAACGAACTTACAACATTTATTTTCTACTATATTGAAAATGCTATGGTAGAGCAAAACATATTAACGGCACAGCATAAGGAATCTGTTTATGGTTTATCTAGGCTGGCTGGACATGATCCGTTTAGAGGTTCTTCAGCTACTGGAGAAATCAAAATTAGATTAAATCCATCATCGCTCGATGAGGTTGCTGGTGATGCTATAAATATATTACCAAATTCTATGATTAAGATGGAGGCTAACGGTTTAAAATATACAATGCTAACAAACTCAGATAAATTTAGAATAGCGAAAGATTCAAACACAGAAATAAGAATTCCTATAATACAAGGAACTATGGAATCACAGACAGTAACCGGTACCGGTGAAAAGTTTCAATCATTTAACATTATAACAAAGGGAAATACAGATCATAACGCAGTAAAGGTTTCGGTAAACGCTCTGCCTTGGGAGAAGTTTGATTCTATATATGATATGAAGGTAAGTACTAACGGCTTTATAGTTAAAACTGGTATAACTGGTGGATTGGATATTTATTTTGGAAATGGAAGCTTTGGTAACGTTCCGCCTTCTGGAAGTTCTATAGAGATAACTTATGTTACAACTGAAGGAGCTAATGGCAATCTAGTTAATCATAAAAACTTGACGTTTAAGTTTGTTGAGGAAGGATTTGATAGCGTTGGAAACTCATATGACCTAAATGAGCTTATGGTTGCTGATGTATCTGTTGCTCCTATGCTGGGTTCAAATCCAGAAAGTATAGAGCTTACAAAACTTATCGCACCACTACAATCACACTCTTTTGTATTAGCAACACCTGATAATTATGAGGCATTTTTAGCCAAGTATGGTATGTTCTCTTATTTAGACGCGTACAATACTACAGATGATGGCTATTTAGATGATGACAATGTAATATACCTGTTTATGTTACCTGATGTTAAGCGTAAGATAAGTGGAAACAAGGATTATTTTAGTTTTGAACCAGATGAATTCTTCTTTAGTGCAGAGGAAAACAATTCAATATTGACCTTACTTGAAAATTCAGGCAGACAAATGCTTACTTCTGAGGTTAAGATTGTTCAACCATCTCCTCAATATTTTAGAATGGATATTAAGGTAAGGTATTTTGAAGGATATGACAAGCATACTATTTTTAACAATATAAGATCTAGCATTTCTGATTACTTGATTAATATAACTAGAAGAGATAGATTACCAAAATCCGACATTGTTGCTATTTTAGAGGGTGTTGAGGGTATAGATTCTGTAAACGTCAGATTTACAAGTAAGGCTGAAGAAGAGGTTAGGAGAAACGGATATTATACTTCTGAAACTGTTACAGTTACTCCGTCAACCCCAGTCCTTGAAGACATAGGTAATGGAAAACAAAAGTTTGTATTCTTTAAAAGAACGGTCAGTTCAAGAATTATTAATTTTGAACCTGGAGCTGCACTACCAGAAAATGTTATAAACTTAGATTCATTTGGAGATATTCTATTAGAAAAAGACGAGGTCGCCCTGTTTAGAGGCGGCTGGTTAGATAGGGATGGTATTATGGTGGATGATAAAGCAGTTCTTGGAGAAATGGGAGCTCTTTCAGTTTACTTTGATGAGCCTTCTGTACCTAATACAACATTCCGAAAGATACAGTCAAAAAATAGAAAAAGCATATAATGGCTAAGTTAACCGATAATTTATTTAAGAGTAGGCGTTCAAAAGTATACCAAATAACTGATACCGTTGCTGATAACAGGAAGCATCTTCCTAATAATTACAGAACAAATATACTTAAGAATGCATTATCGTCGCATATTTTTAGAAACAATCAGATGTTTGATTTCATATCTTATATTCAGTTTGTTGTTGCTAACTGGGTCGACGGAGTAAATTCAGTAAAGGTGTTCAAATCTTTCACTGTAAAAAAAGACTATAAAAACGTTAGATAATGGCTAAGTATTCGAATCTTAAATTCTTTGATAGTAATTCAGATGAGCTGAATCTAACATATGACTCTACTGAAGAGACATGGCAGGGTATTGTATATTTACCTGAAGTTTCTACAGGTCTTTATGAAACCTTAACGGTTTATATATTGCAAGAAACTATTGGTAGCTTAGGTGAAACCAAATATGTTACTCCTCTCGCTGAGGCATCCTCTACTAATGATAATATTCAGGTTAGCTTTCAAAATGAATATGATTCTAGCGAAAATATAATACTATATAGTTCAACCATGGAGGATGGAGAACTATATATCAAAACGGATAAGTCTCAACTTAAAACAAGATTAGCGACAGGGACATCGACTTCAGAGGATGGAGATGGTTTTCGTATAGTTTCAAGCTCTTTAAAGAGCGAGCCAATCCAAATAAATGTTGCCTTAAAATCTGATGAAGAGACATATCATAAAAGGACATTACTAATAAATGAGATAAATGCTGCTGGCACAATAGTAGACAATATTGCTACAATTAGAGTATACGGTGAAACTGTTGGAGAAGACGAGAGATTAGAGACATTACTTTCAAATATTGGCATGTCGCTTTCGCCGACTGATCACTTTGTATTTGAAGATGCTGATATTAGAGAGTCAAGTCCAGATTGGAAACTTATAAATAGAAAGAGAAGAGAACTTCTTTTAGAGGCTGCAAATATTAAACCATTTATTGGTACGTATAAGGCTCTTTTAAATGCTATAAAATATTTTGGTTACGAGAATATAACTCTTACTGAATATTGGTTGAACATAAATGAAACTGCTGAAAACTTCGGTAAATTAAAAGCAGTTGCTATTCCAAATCAAGATGTTAAAGGATTCTTAGCCGCTAAAAATTCAACAAGCCAACTTCCAAACTCGAATCTAAAAAAGACTTCGAGATTTTCATTAGTATATAGGCTAAATAATGCTACTGGAGAGTACGATGAATGGGACATCCCTAAGGTTAAAGAGGCACTCGACTTTTCACCCGATGAGGTTTTAATTAAATTATATGGTCTTAAAAATAGGTTGCAAAAGAGCTATATACCGATGCAAGCTAAAATCGTAGACATTGTCGGAGAGGGAGATTACTTTTCTCAATTTAATATAAATACATGGAATAATCAACAGAATATTTCAACAGTAAATGAAGGTATAGATGTTGGATATGAAGTTTTCCCAGATAGAGGCCTTTATTTAGAAGACTTAAGAAAGGTAAGCCCATACCTAACAGGAAAAGGACAAGATTTTGAAGAACTTGAAAATGGAGTTGAGCTGTTGAAGAATGGAAACTTTAGTGCTACGGGTGACGAGTTAGTAACTGATGGCTCTTTTCCCAATGGGACATCATCGTGGAATATACAAGGGAGTTCCACATTGAGTGATGGATATGCTACTGTTGTGGGAATGGGGACTCTGTCATCGTCAGGAAATAACTGGGCTGTTTTCCAAACTATATCATCAACATTATCAGCAGCAAAAGCGTATAAAGTAACTTTTACAGCCAAGAAGACAGCTGGAACAGGTAAATTACATAGCGGTTTAATGTACTCACAACCATTCAGCCAAGTGATTACATCTGATTTTGTTACCTACACTTATTATCAACCTCTTTATACAGTAGGGGGTTCGTATGATAAAATAAATTTCGGCGGTGAAGTAGGTAGTACGTTTGAAATTAAAGATGTATCCGTTAAAGAA